GGTATTTGGTCTGGGCCTCGTAAAACATTCGCACCCAAGCACTTACAACGTGCAAAGTTGACCATTGAAGAATAGTCTTGGGAGATTTGGATACTAGATCCATTTTGTACGAGGTCAAAACATAGTTGAACGAATGCTTTCAAGAAGATATATGATACTCCTCTTCCAGGCAGACAGAAAACAAATGCTTTTCCTTTTGCTATTTCTTTTGCCGCTGCTAAATCAAAATCGTCCTCGACTTTCTTTGTTTTAGGAGCAGTAGCTTTTACTGTAAATCCTTTAGCCATAACATGTATTCAGTACATAGTAAGTATACCACGGTCAAATCATTTTGTCCATAGTGTTATATTATATATCAAGCTTCTTTGGACAGAAATTCTTGACTGTTTTCAGTGCCTAACAACATTCCTTGGTCGTAAATATCCATTATCTTATTACTGTTTATTGCAATATCACCAGCTAAAGATATTCTTTTCTCATCAGTTAAGAAATGTGGGTATACCGCATGAAACAAATCACTCGGAAACAGTAACATATGACCTTCATTGTACTGTTTTTCTAATTTCCAGTTAACTTTACAGTGTTTTCCTGTTATATCAGAGTAAGTTAGTACAAAATCACCTGCTTCAGGGTGCATTGTATCCTGAACTTGTTGTTCTTCACTAGCAACAGAGGGTATTTTTAACCACACTACGAAAGAAAACACAGCATCGTGGTTATGTAATGCTTGATATTGACCTTTTGTAGTAGAATTTACCCAGAATTTCTGAAATGTAAGGTCATGAACGTGTGTTGACTTTAATCTTGTAGGAAAACCCCACTCTTTTACATAATAATTGATGGCAGGATCAAGAACTGACTGTTTAAATCGATGTTCATCATCAACTAACATCCATTGTTGTTTACCTGCATCAGCATTAATCTCATATTTCTCTATAAGATGGTAAAGATGGTCAGTATGTTCCCTCTCCAGAGTTACATCTAGTACTCCAAAGTTGGGCAAAACCCTTTTTTCAATGTTCATTTATTTTTAACCACTTTAATTTCTTCATTTCTAAGTTCATCATCAGGATAATGAGTAAAATACGCTCTTAAAAACTCTAATTTGTATTTTAAATCATGTTCACTGATTTCTGACATGATTTCGTTGTCGCCTATAAAGACGTTATAAGTATTCATCTTCCCATACCGCCATCATATCTTCCAGATCTTTTCGTATGTTTGGATGATACATTAGATGGTTATCATTTTCGAGTCGGTAACTAATTGATTCATAGATAAGTTCCAACTCGCTTACGTCCAGATCAATATTCATCTGCGAGAAAGTAATATTTCATTCTATCTATAAATTTACATTTCTTTAGTAGTAGGATTAATCAACTCAAGTCTGTGATCACTATCCAATACAACATCTCCTGCAAGGGCAATACGATAGTCTTTTGTTGTATAATGTGGATATACAATGTGATTCATATCACTAGGAAAGAATAACATTTTACCTTCTGCACTTTCACTCAATATAAAGTTACGTTTCTGTAGTTGGCCACATGTATCAGGGTAAGTTATAACAAAATCTCCAGCCTCAGGTCTGAACCCTGGCTGTACCGCACGTTCTACTTCTGGATCAAATGGTATCTTTAACCATACTACAAAGGTAAAAACTCCTTGATGGTCATGTATACTTTGATAGTCACCTTCATTAGATGCACGACACCAGAATCTACTGAACGCTAACTGGTGGTAATGACTTGTTTTAAATTTAAATGGAGCTCCGTATTCCTCGAAATACTTTTCCGCAGCAGGCATTAAACAATTGTCTTGAAAATATAAATCATCATCATTAATAGAGAATTGTTTCGTTGTATCATCTTTTATACTAAGGAGTCTATTGCCATCCCATTCAGAATCAGGTGCGTACTTATGAACTAGTTTCCACAGGTAATCTACTTCTTCTTGTTCTAATTGACATTGGAGTATACCGAAGTTAGGTAAGTCTTCTTTAACACACGATTTCATTTTCCTAGTTTCTCCCTATACCTAGCACGGCCATCTACAACTTTATCCATTTGTTGTTCACTATAATGACCAACGTAATATCCTTTGGACTCTAATTGTTTCTTTGCATTATCCAATGCAGTAAGCCTTTGTACCATTACTATAGTATACATCTCATCTATTTTACATAGTAACCAGATGTCTTTTCCCTTTTGATTCAGAAACGTGTTGAGTCCGTCAACGCCGCCGCCGATCATGTCTGGATTTATATGACTTGCATTACTCTTCGCAACAACCAAGACAACATCATAAGTATCATCAAACTCATCACATTCTTTACTCACAACTTCCCAGTAGTCATAAGCACGAAAGTAATCATATACCTTTACATACTTAATCCTACCTTCATCACGAGCCTTCTTTGCAAAGGGACATCGTGCTCCTTCATAGACGGTATCTGTACCAATATGATCTTTATCGGTTTCTCCTAACCAATTAACCCAATCATTAGTAAAGTCTTCTAGGAAATCGAGTACATGACTCATGCCACCATACCGTGCTTCTCACGGAGAATACGTTTGTACGGCCCATTGGGGTTCTCATCCATTACCTCTTTTACAAGACGCATCTTCTGATAGAGTTTATCCCTATACTCTCGCTTGTTATAATCGGAATGCTCAGAACAAAGAGCATCAACGATTTCATCGAATTCTTCTTTATTAATGGGTAAGTCCATTAGTAACTTGCCTCCTCATGTTGTGATAGTTCTTTCTCACTTACTTCACTGTAAGTAATATCATCCCAATAAGAATGAAATAGTCTGCCCCATATAATCTTAAACTCATGTTCATCCAAGTTCTTAAACAGACAACGATCCTTTAAGTAGATATGGTAGGTCTTCATTTTTTCCTCATAGGTACTTCTATTTGCCAACAACCTCCATCTAGAGTAATCATATCGAAGTTCTTCTTAAATTCTTTTTCTCTTTCCTTCTTTTCTTTCTCCATTGTTACATCAATAGATTCAATACTAATCTCACCGTAATTAGGCTTGTTTGGATTCTCTTCATCCATATACTCTAATATTAAATCATCAATCATGCCATATAAGGTATCCCATGTTACTCGAATACGTGCATCAATGGCTACATCATCTATCTCATCCTCAGTCATTTCTAACTTAAGGACTCCTGCTCTAATTGCAACTAACTCATTCAAGTTAAATTCAATCTTTACATCATTATACATTGCTGACATTAGGGCATCTCCACATGATACTTTTCACAGAACTTTGCTATCTCATCATGAACTTGTTTGTATATAGGACTAAGATCAAGATCAGATCTAAGTGCATGTGCTATATGATCTATCTGTTCCTCAGTTAAACAATGATCAGGATGTAGTGCATCACATACATGCATCTCTTGTTCGATTAACTCATTTAAGTTAATACGAATCTCGTAATCTCTGTAGACTGGCATATTCTCCGTTAGTTATGGTTCTAGTATATCACATAATGTGCCTTCTGTCATCAGCCTATGTCTCTTTCCAGTAGACCGAGCCCTAGACTGTGCAGTTCTAAATGCATCTCTCTCATTATGTTTTGTTTGGAAATGTTTCCATGCCCCAAACTGATCCTGCCATTCTATTTCATACTTGGGCATTTTTTTATATCTGAAAAAATATTTAATTACTAATAATATATAGCTCTCGCTTTCGGTTCGTTGTAGGTTAGGGACTTAAGCGTTTTTATAACACCCCATCGCGCCACCGCGCTTAACATAACAACCGCAATCAGACTGTCAATTTGCTGCTCTTACTATACCACAATTGCCCCCTCATAAGGCAAGCAAACACTAAAAAAGGGTTAGTGTTAACTAACCCCTATAATATGGTCTAGATAAGTGTAGCACTCTTACTGTTAATCTTCCCTCTATTTGTGTTAGTTCTGATGCCTTTAGTTTGTGTTAACCAGAGATCAGATTTGCGAGGGTGACTAACAGGAAGTCTGACATATTTAATCTTAGATTGTGTATCTAAGATTTCCAAATCTAGTCTGGTAAGTTTGCTCAAATCGGTTGGTAATTGCATGTGGAAAAGTAATAACGAATTGTGGAAAACTAATGACCCTTAAGTAACACTAACTGTAAGGACGATTAGGACGAGGTTTGCTTATACAACCTCAAGACGATTGCCATGGTCTAATAGTATCATACCATCACAGAATGACTCTGTTTGGTTATACATTGACACGAACCAATCGAAGTTCTTTTGAAATACTTTTGCCCCGTACATTACCTCACTAAGTAAAGCATTAAGACGAGATTTTGTCGTTACTGTTTCATATCCACAGGAGTCTAATTTGACTGCCTTAGTGTTATGATCTACAGTGGCAATATTATGACCATGTAGCGAAATAGTGGAACAATTAGAAGCATCGTTGTAGCAAACTGTTGTGTTTG